CTATACTTAGCTGAAAGACTAGGTTATAATTGCGGTCCATCAGGTTTAGCCCCAAAACGGACTTGCCCTTATATTGTAAGACCAATATATAATCGTTCAGGTATGGGAGCAGGTGCTAAGGTCATAACAATTAATGCTGGTGATGCCAGTGCAGTACCTCCAGGTTACTTTTGGTGTGATTATTTTGGTGGCTCTCATTATTCTATAACATACGAATGGAATGATGGATGGAAACAAATATCTTGTTATCAAGGTTTTAATAAAAAAGATAGGTTGACATATTTCGAAAAATGGATTAAAATAAACATAGAAATATTTCCACCTAAATTCTTTAATGAATTGCAAGATGTGAGGACAATTAACGTGGAATATAAAGGTACTAATCCAATTGAGGTACATTTACGAGATTCTACTGATCCACAGTATGATACAATTATACCAATTTGGTTAAGCAACGTAAATGATATTGACATTTTCCTTAAAAAGGGTTATAAATTTATAGAGGATAGAGATGATGCAAATGGATTCATCGATGATCCTAGAGTTGGATTTATGGTAAAGGACTAAATTATGCTTATTTCAACATTTTATGAGGCAACTGATAATAGAGCCGGTAGAGCTGAGGTTCATCAAGGACCAACGGGTTATTACATTGAATTTTATAGAGCAGATGGCTCTCTTATTACTACAGAATATTTTCCAAATCATTCTATTCACTACGTAGAAGATGCAGCAGAAAACTGGACATTTGGAATTAAGCAACTAAATGGATAATAAAACATTAAGTGCAGAATTTATTCTGAACGAGGTCGAGAAGTATACAAATCGTGACGTATCTATGATAGATGCGTTGGTTTACTTTGCAGAAAAACATAACATTGAGATTGAGCTTGTTGGTGACATTATTCGTCGTTCGGTAGTGCTCAAGTCAAAAGTACGTGATGATGCAGAGAAATTAAATTTCATAAGAGAGAAAACAGCTAGACTTCCATTATGAGCATATATTCAACAAAGGATGCTTTCAATACATATGTCTATTACCTTGCCTTAAAAAGACACTTCACCACAGATTACGATTACTTTAAATATAATGGCAAAGTAAGAGCAACGATTGAATCATTTGAGAAACGAAATGATAAGTATCACTTCTATAAGCTTTCGAAAAGAAGTGATAATAAAGAATTTATCCTAGCCAATATTGTACATGATCCGAATGTATGGGTTGGCAATCTGTTTGGAGAAAAAGCAGAAAAGATATATAATGATTGGAAAAAAATACAACAATCATTGACATATATCTTTAAACAGGATATAAATACATTGGATGATGATTTTGACTCTAATTTACTTACACATGATGGAAATCATCCAAAACTTCTCAGGTTGCATTTGTCTAGGCAGATTCATACTGAGAGCTTGATTATGATAAACGAAGTGACAAACGTTTTTAGCTATTGGGATAAAAAATTGGTTGACAAAATCATATGGCCTGATATAAAGAACAGGTGTACTAAGTACAGGCCGTTTTTATCACTTGACAAAGACAAAATAAAAACCGCAATATATAGCACATTTAGCAATACATAGCAATATAGGAGAACATACATGTCTTTTGCAGACCTTAAGAAAAACCGTAATTCGTCTTTCAACAAACTCAATGATCAATTGAGCAAGATGAACCAAGGTGGTTATTCCAATGAAGATGAAGGTAAATTTTGGAAACCGGAAGTTGATAAAGCCGGTAACGGGTTTGCTGTAATCCGCTTTCTCCCAGCCCCTGAAGGTGAGGATATGCCATTTGTTCGTCTTTGGGATCATGGATTCCAGGGACCTGGTGGATGGTATATTGAAAACTCACTGACTACCATTGGTCAAGATGATCCAGTATCTGAGTACAATTCTGAACTCTGGAACTCTGGTATCGAAGCCAATAAGGATATCGTACGTAAACAGAAGCGCCGTTTGGCTTACTTCTCTAATATCTTTGTCGTACGTGATCCTGCAAATCCTCAGAACGAAGGTAAGGTATTCCTCTATCGTTATGGTAAAAAGATCTTTGAAAAGCTCAACGATCTTATGAATCCTCAATACGAAGGTGAAGAGGCAGTAAATCCTTTTGACTTCTGGGAAGGTGCTAATTTCCAATTGAAAATTCGTAATTACGAAGGGTACCGTAACTACGATAAGTCTGATTTTGCAGCGCCGTCTGCTCTTAGCGATGATGACGATCAGCTTGAAATGGTTTGGAAACAGCAATATTCCCTACAAGAAATCGTTGATCCTAAAAACTTCAAATCCTATGAAGAACTCAAGGCTAAGCTTTATCGAGTACTTGGCCTTGACGGTAGCAATCGCGCACCCACACCTGCTGCTGAGGATGACGATCAGGAGATGGATTTTACTCCTAAGTTTAAGGAACGTTCAGCTCCTAAAATTGAAGAGACTCCATCTCCGACTTATGATGAAGATGATGATACACTATCATTCTTCAAAAATCTTGCTGACGATTGACAAACTCGCTGATCAGTTCGGCATGCTTAAAGAGGGCTGTAATGGCCCTCTTTTTTATGTATTAAATGGTAGCATTCCAGCGCGTAGTGTATTATCCATAGACGAACCAAAGTTACCCATTGCAAATCCTAGTCCACCTCCACCGCCTCTAATTTTAGCTGCAGCTTGTGCCGCCACACCAACACTTTGAGCCATTGATGCACCAGCATCCATAAGAACCTTTGATGCTTCTACTAATGCTACTGCCCCAACCTGACCTGCTACTTCTGGTTGGAATCCAGCAGAAGCTGTTTGTAATAAACTAAGTCTTTTTCTGGCTTCATTGTTTTCAATAATTTCTCGTATTGATTTTTCAGCTGATTCTTGTGTTCCCATTGGTAATGGCATTCTATATTTTGGTACGAGACCAGATTGCAATGCAAAATAAAAATCTTCATCCGATATAATGGATCTAGCTTTTTGTAATACTTCTTCAGCAGAAATACCAGCACTTGGTAAAGAAACTGATGGACTTTCAGTTTGCATGCCAGGACTACCAGAAAACATTCTACGTAGTTTATTAATATTATCATTGCTTGGTACTATACCAAGTCTAAAAGTTGTTTCTGCAATCGCAGCATCTAATGTTTTATCTTGATCTAATTGATTTTTCATATAATTATATGCATTAACCCAAATTTCGTCAGATGGGTTAATATGTCCAGGCACATTTCTGTCCACATCAGTTACCAGTGGCACCTGCGAATTTTGCGCATAAGATTCATTTCTTAAAGCTTCTTCTTCAGCTTTTAAAGCTTCCATTCTATCAAGATCAGTTTGAGCAGAATCTGCTAAGGCTCGAGCTATATTAGACGCTTGTTGGGCTCGTTGTATTGCTGCATCAGCATCACGTCCAACAGTTCTTAGATAAGCACCTATTCTTTCATTACCTTCTTCAATTGCTGCTTGAGCTGCTTCGTGTTGGCCAGCGTTGAATTTTTCTTCAGCTTCTCTAATTGCGGCATCTGCATCATTTAAGACTTGGGCTTTATACTTATCACTTCTATTTTTCATCCAATTCATCATTGCGCCGCCTGCAACTATTAGACCACCGACAGCAGCACCTATAAGAGCGCCTTTAACTCCAAATATTGATCCAAACGCCGCAAAATTTGCAATTTTGTTTATTGCGTCTCCACCCTCTGTTGAACCCATTTCGTTATTAATTGCATCGCCTATTATACCACCAACCGCAAGTATACCACCTGCCGCTAAAGCACGAGAAGCAAATCTATTAGAAAAGACTCTTCTCAATGTGCCTTTAAGTCTTGGACTTCTTTCATCGCCTTCCAACGGCGCATTTGCGCCAGAAAAGAATGATCTTTTAATAAGACTTGGACCAAACGCCAATCCTATCATAGATCCTATTGACATTGCATCAGCAGCAGTAAGACCAGTTCCAAAAATATTTTCTGGTACATCATCGCCAAAAATAGCTTTAGTTAACACGTCTCCAGCTAAAGAACCGCCTGCCGCTATTAATGCGCCTCTTTTGCCAAAGATTGATCCATAGACAGCAAACTTTGCAGCCTTACCTAAAGAATTTGCTATTACGGCTTTATCATCTCCATCAAGACCAATACCAGATAAATCAAAATTTGATAAACCCTCTTCAATAAAACCGGCAACGAATTCGCCAATATGTGGCCCTAATACTAAAGCAGCACCGCCTTTAAACATAAAACGCCCAGCATTAGCTAAACTTAACCCACCTAATGTACCAACAGCTGATCCAATTAATGTTCCGATACCAGGTAATAATGCACCAAGTAAATTTTCCTTTTGTTCCCTTGAAAGATCTGGATCTCCAGAAGGACCTCCTCTTTGTCCAGCATCGTCACTAATTTTTTTAGCAGATTCTTCGGCTTGAAGTTTGGCTCTTTCTCTATCACGCGCTTCATCTTTTGCTCTGTCTTTTTCAAAGTTAAACCTTGCAACCTGCATATTATACATCGATTCAAGAAAACTTGATTGCATAACCAATTGTCTCTCCATCGATGTAAATAGAGCGCCAAACTTTTCAGAGTTTAAGGTTACTTGAGCCATTTATTTTAACTTTCTTTTCTACTTTCTATAAAGTCTACTAACAT